ACTTCCTGCAACTTGTGGAAATAAACTTTTTATTCCTGTCATAGTAGCTGTATTACCAAACTGTGCTCCTAAAGTGCTTCCTGCTAAAGTGTTAGCTCCTGTTTGACCAAAAGCTGATAGTCCACCAACACCTGCCATACCACCTAATTGGCCCATACCACCAATTATTAAGGCATCTCTTAAAGATCTTTTAGTTGATTTTCCTCGAAGTTTTTGTACGCCAAATGTGGCTAGTGCTAATGTAAATGGATCCATAATTTATTCTTTTAAATATGGATAATAATATCATTTTACTTAGTTAGTTTCAACTCATCGAGAAAACGACCTTCGTATTGGTGTTCTCCAACGTGTATAATAGGGTCATTGACATAGGCATAACATTTTCCCCCAATGTCCTTCCAAAGCTTGCAAAATGAAAAATCCTCACCCATATATGTTTTGGTTTCAGGGTCATGTATACAGTCAAAGAAGTTCCATAAATTAGGTCTATCCACATATTCACCATTAATAACTGTCTTTTGAACTATATTTTTATCTGGATACTTCTCTATCATTTTATCAAATACGCTTCTTTTAATTAACATACATCCTGTAGGGCTATGTGTAACTTCCATAACACCATTATCTAGTTTTATATTTTCAGGGTTTTCTACTCTCATTGGATAAGTATTTAAAAATCTATGTATATCTTCAGGTTTTTTTACTTCACCATCATTCCATTTTTTGTAAAGTTTATCCCACATCATTGTTTTTAATGGGTAAGGAATAGATACTAGTTCTTTATTTAAATCTAACATTTTAATTATAGACTCTGCTCTAAAATATATATCTGAATCTACAAACAACATATGTGTACAATTAGATTCTAGAAAAGCTGAAGTACATAAATTTCTACCTTGAGTGACCAAAGAAGATTTTAATAAAGTAAATGTAATTTTTATTCCATTTTTAATACAAAGTTGTTGTAGTTCTAAAAGAGCTTGAGTGTAATGCATAGCTACCTCACTATGACAAGGAGTACAAACCATAAGACTATAAGGTGATTTATTTATTTTTTTTGTTTCTTTTTGTCCGGTGTCCGGTTTCCACATAGGAAGACTAGCTTTTTCGTATGATGTTACCTCAACTTCTTTTAAAGTTTGATAAGTATCTTCATTTATTGTTTCTTTCATTTAAAGCTCCTTTCAGAAAGTTTGTCCATTCTATGCCTTTTTTCTCCCAGTTATAAAATCTTTTATAAAATTTTTGTTGTTCTTCTAAATGTTCTTGCATGAAACCTTCATGTAAATAACTAGCAGCTATGTTAATTGCTCCTGCAGTATCTTGTGCCATTTGTTCGTAATTTGTTGAATAATTAATATACACAGGCCACTCTGCACAAGTTTCATACAAGGCTCCAAAATTATTAGTAATAACATGTACACCAGATGCTAAAGCTTCTAAAGCTGAAGCACAAGAAGTTTCTTCAAATATAGATGGATATACAAACATATCATAATTAGGCATCATCTCTTTAATATACTCATTAGGTTTATAACCAATATAATTTACATTAGGTAATTTTTTAGCTTGTTCATATAACGCTTCAAAATCTTTTTCAGTATTATCTGCAAATTCAGAACCATAAACTTTACAAGAACTATAAACATCTAATTCTATATTAGGGTTTTCTATATCTTGCATAGCTCTTAATAATACATTCAAACCTCTCCAAGGAGTACAATGATGTATTAACTTAATAGGTGTACCTCTTTTATATATTTTTCTAATTGGAAAATCTTCTACACCGTTCTTAATAACAACTGATCTTTCTGTAGGAATATCAAATATCATTCTAAATTTTTCATAATTCCAATGGCTATTAAATACATACCAATCATATTCAGGGTGTCGTGACTTATCAGAAAAAAATTTCTGGAGGTTAGGTTGATCCCAAGAATTCTTTTGCCAAAGTATGTTAAGTTTATCTGGATCTATCGGAACCTTACCTGGAATAGAGGTGCATATTTGTACTTGATCTAGTAATTCTTTAGAAACATGCTTTTCAAGCATTTCCATTTGTAGCTCAGTGGCTCCTCTTGGTTGCATTATTTTTTGGTTTCTGCCCCCATAGTAACTTTAGTAACCTTAATTTCAAGGTCTTGTCTAAAATCATCCACAGTAGTATCAGTGTTGGGATCAGCAACATCATTATCAAAATCAACTTTACTAGCATATACTTTACCAGTCCTTTTGTGTTTAATAATTTCTTTTGCTTCAGCTGGTATTTTTATTATATCACTCATTTTTGTCTCCGTCCCTGTCTATGATATTTTTTACTATGTTGCAACTTCTTTTTTTTATTTAAATTTTTACAGTGTCTTCGAGGTCTTTTTTTAGGTTTATCCCTTGGTACGAAATGCGTAAATTTTTGTTTAGCCATTTTCCTGTGATCGGTCTATTAAAGCATAGCTAACAATACCTGTAATCTCATTAGCTGCGCCTGCTTGCATTGATAAAACATCACTTGCTTCTAGATTAAGAGAACTTTTTACCATATTTGTAGTTTCTTTATTTAATTCTTCGTAAGAAATTTTTACAGCGGATCCACCAGATTTAGTTACTAAAGCGTGAGTGTCTACATTACTAGCAGTATCGTGAACAGCTTGTAAACTTTTAACAATAATAGTTGCATCGGTAGGACACGTTAGAACAGGTGTAACGTTAGTTGTTGTTAAATTAAATGTTTCGCTTTTATATCTTATTGTCATGATGTCATAAAGTAATTAAACGAATCTTGTTCGTTTTTCAAGTCTTGCTGATATGAAGTATTTAATTGATTTTCAATAGTTGCAAGACCTTGGTTAATTTGTCTAAAACCTTCTACACTATATTCTTGCGGTGGTTCAGGAACATATACGTTAATTTTAGCCATTATCTTCTTCCATCTGGATTAACATCAGCTCTGAATGTACCAAATCTCCAAGTTTCGTCAACAGCAGTGTTTTGTATTTTAATGTTTGCTAGTCTTCCTCTAGCTCTTGTGTCTATTTTTTGTGTACTAGAAGTAATAGTAAATGGACCTAATTGAGATGAAACTCCCGAATCAACAGGAAATTCTTTTAAAAATATTGTAACAACTGCATTACCTTGTAGGTTTTTAAAATCAGGTAAAAATCTACTAACTCTTAACATATATTCACCATCTCCTTCTGTAGGTAAATCAAAATCTCCAGATTGAATGTATGCAGGTATAGCAGTCTCCGTTCCATCTAAAGCTATTTTATTTGTACCAATTTCATGTCCAAAGTAAGTTGATGCACCAAAAGTATTTGTTGCTCCGCTTAAATTAGAAATTGTTGGAGTTGCTGTAGACGTGTATTCTGTTGCATAAGGTACATCATAAGTACTAGCATCTGCATATGAACTTCTAGCAAGTGTCATAGTAGACCAACTATTTTCTACATAATTATATACTACAGATCTATTGTTTTGCACTGCTGGATTACCAGATGGTGTTCCTGCTGGATATAACCAAACTATTTCATTAAATAAAGAATTATGCGAGCCGTATATAATTTCATTAGATGAATAATTTATACCTACGTTTGATCCGGTGGTCGTAAATACAAAATCTTCAACAAGTGATGGAAGTAATTTTACCGTACCATCAAATACAAAAAAACCTCCACCTGCGCCCATCCAAAATACTTTACCATCTGCATAAACAGTTGAATGTTGTCCGATGCATCCACAGTTAGAACCTACTTGTCTTATAGAAAATGTAAACGGTGGTCCTACAAACTGCATAGTATAGGCTGCTTGATCTGTTAAAATTAAGTTGTAGTCTTTACCAGAAACTGCTGCTACAATTTTATTACCTGTATCAAGCCTAAAAGTTCCTGCAGTATTAACTGAAGTTGGTTGATAAACACTAAAGTTTTCTTGATCACTAAATCTAATAAACATAGGATCTTGTGTAGTAGAATCTCCTATAGTTGTTTCAGTTCCAAAATGTACAACGTGTCTATCTCTATCTGAAGTTATTGTTAATCTAGATGCTGTTGGAGCACCTGTCATAACCACTGCTCTTTGTTCTAATGGATTCGATACACCAGGATTCCAAACAAAAGTTTTACCATCTTTAACAGTTGCAATTAATTGTTGCCCAAAATTATCTAAAGACCAACTACCTGGATCTAGTACAACAGAAGAACTAGTTGTAGCAGATCCCCAAGTTCCTCTACTCCATGTGCCTGTACCCCAACCATAACCATATGTTTGTATTGTTGGTCCTATTTCTTCATAAGGATTTATA